GGAGGATCTCATGACCACCTGTGACCCCGCGGCGCTCGCCGCCCAGTACATCGACCTCCGCGACACGATCGCGGTCCTCGAAACCCAGGCCAACGAGCTGCGCGACCGCCTCAAGGGGACCCTGCTCGGCGAGGCCACCGAGCCGCCGCCCGGCGGCTGGGTCTACGGCCCGGTGACCGTCCAGTACGTCCGCGCCCAGGAGCGGACGAGCATCAACCGCAAGAAGCTCGTGCAGCAGGGGGTCTCGCTCGAGCAGATCGAGGCGAGCATGGACGTCACCAAGATGCCGCCGACGATCCGCATCGTGAAGACGAAGGAGGAGGTCGTGGGCGCGTGACCGACCTCCTCGACGGGGTAATCCCCGACGACGACCCGCAGGCCCACGCGCCCGACCCCACGGCCACCGTCGAGGAGCGCCGCATCCTCCTCCGCCAGTGGTCCGCGGACCCGTGGGCCTTTCTCACAGGCCGCGACACCGACGGGCGCGCGATCGTCTACACCAAGGACGAGGGCGACTCCGAGCACCCCTACAAGCCCTTTCCCGACAAGCCGCACCTCTATCGCCTAACCCGCGACCTCTTCGGCGAGGAGAAGGTGGTCCTCGTCGACAAGTCGAGGCAGCTCATGGTCTCGACCCTGTGCTGTCTGCTGCTGCTGTGGCTTATCCTCTTCCGCCGCGGCCGGGTCTGCTTCATCTCGAAGCAGAAGCGTGAGCTGGCCGAGATGCTCATGCGGGACAAGATCGCCGGCCCCTACGAGCGGCTCCCCGGTTGGGTACGGGATGCGCTCCCGTTGGAGGCGAACAAGTCGCAGATCGTCGCGGTCAAGACCGACTCGCGCATCAACGCGGTGGCGCAGAACGCCGCGGTCGGCGAGTTCCGCGGGAATCGTGCGAGCGTGGTGCTCGTGGATGAGGCCGCGTTCCAGGAGTATTTCGTTCAGATGATCGGGGCAGCGAGAGAGATGTGCGATAGGATGTGGGCTGTGACCACGGCAAACAGCGGCAACCCGGGGGCCGAACGGTTTCTGGAGCTGGCGAGAGAGGAATGACGATGAACGAGCAGTGCATCGAATGGCGCGGTCTGCGATTCAGCACCGGCTACGGGCGTCTCACAAACAGTGAGCGGCTGCGCACCGGGCACCTGTATGCGCATCGCTGGCTGTACGAGCAGTTCCGCGGGCCAATCCCGAGCGGCTACGTCGTGATGCATACCTGCGACAACCCTCCTTGCGTCAACCCCGCCCATCTCCGGTGCGGCACCGTACGTGACAACATCCGAGACGCTAGTGCCAAGAAGCGCTTGGCTCGTCAGCGCAACACAGTCTGCGTGCGCGGACACGCCTACACCGAGAGCAACACGCAGCGGTACAACGGCAAGCGACAGTGCCGCCTCTGCTGGAACGCGGGACAGCGACGCCGCTATCGGGAGAGGAAGGCGCGCTGTGGCTAGCCCTAAGAAGCTTCACGGGTACAGCAGTAGGGTCACGGCTCGGGGCTACCGAGTTGTTGAGCTTGACGCGTGGGCCGATCCCGAACGGGACGATGCGTGGCTCGCCGAAGCGCGTCGCCGCTCCCCGTCGGAAGCCGACTTCCAGCGCGAGGTGCTCCGCAGTTGGGAGACCGTGCAGGGCGACGCCTACTACGCGGAGGCCGCGAAGGTGGGGCGCGAGCGGTACGTGTTCGAGCTGCCCAAGCTCCTCGCCCAGCCCGTGATCCGCGGGTGGGACTTTGGGCTGCGGCACCCGGTGTGCATCGCGATGCAGTACGCCCCCGAATCCGATCGCGTCTTCGTGCTCCGCGAGTGGCATCCGAAGACGGACCGGGGCGCGCAGGGCATTGCCGCGCACCACTTCCGCGACGTCTGCCGGTGGCTCTCGGGGGAGATCCCCTACGACCTTCTCCTCGACCAGACCTCGCGTGACTGGGCCGATCTCCACATCGAACTCGCCGGGTCGGGCGCCGGACCGAAGGTGCCGTGGTTCCCGCGGGGGGTCGAGTTCAACGACTTCTCGGGCCACGAGGCGAACACCCCGCAGTCCATCTCCGCGAAGGATCCGCGGGACGCCACGCTGGCCGATGTGTGGCGGTCGGGAGGCATCGACCTCTCGACCCAGTACGGGAAGGTGAAGGCGCGCTGCGACGTGCTGCGGCGCCTCCTCTTCCCACGGGCCGACGGGTGGCCGGGCATCGTGGTGTCGAAGTGGTGCCCGGGGGTGCTCGCGATGCTGATGGGCGGGCTCGTGTTCAAGCGGCACACGCCGCTGCGCCCGCGGCCGGAGGACCCGAAGAAGGACGGGTACTACGACGACATCAACGACGCGCTGACCTACGCGGTCGTCGCGGTCGTGCCGCCGAGCCCGCCGCGGCAGGATGTGGTCGAGGAGGAGTTCATCCCGTGGTCTCTGTAGGCCACTCCCCTGTCCGCATCGCGTGCGCGGCCCGCGCAGCCCGGGCCGGCGTGTCGAGCCGCCCCCACTTCGACGCGAGCATCCCGTCGGCCGCCGCGGCGTAGTCGCCGCGCCGCACCGCGCCGAGCGTGTTCTCGAACTTGAGCAGCCCCGTGACCCCGAGCTGGTACGCCATCGTCACGAGCACCTCGCGACGCGTGCGGTCGAGGTCGCGCCACCACGGGATCCAGCGGTCGAGGGCGGTCATGATCTCGGCGAGCTTCTCGTCGAGCATGAAGAGCGCGGCCGCGCGCGAGATGCGGCCGCCCTTGCGCTTGTCGATCAGCGTGCCGATGCCGATCGTCCAGTACCCGAGGTGGTCCTGGTAGGCGTGGGGGACGAACCCCTCGTCGCGCTCGAGCCGCTCCTCGATCGTCACCCTAGAACCCCGCCGAGCAGACGGTGAGGGCCGGGTTGCAGAGCCGGCAATGCCCTCCACGCGCGCGGAACTGCGCGGGGTTCGAGGGGTGCCGCTCGCAGGGGAGCCCGTCGTCCGAGACCACTACCCACTCCCCCTCCGCGAGGTAGCGCTCGCACGCGAGGCGGTCGGGGTGGCCGTCGGGACGCGGAGGGCACTCGCCACGCGGCGTGCCGTCGGCCATCGGGCTCATCCCGATCGCGCGGCAGTGGGGCTCGTTGCGCCAGACGAGCGCGGTCGTGTCCACCCACTGGCCGTGGGGGCCGCCCGTCAGCCGCCACCGCGGCGTGCCGATCGCGTCCTGGCCCCATCCCGGGGGCAGCGTCTCCGCGGTCCACACCCGCGCCGGCCGCGGCTCGGGGCAGCCATAGTCGACGACAGGCGGGGGCTCGACCGGCGGGGGCGCGGGCGGCCCGCCTTCGCGGTGGGTGCCGACATACTTGCCGTTCCCGCTGTCGGTCCACGATCCGTCGCCGAAGTACACGGCGTGGTACTCCTCCCAGAGCTGGTCGGCCCGCTGGAGGAAGACGGCCTCCTGCCCCGAGATCACGCACTGCCCGGGGTTCTGGCGCCGGATCTCGTCCGCGAGGCGGTCGAGCACGATCCGCGGCGGGTTGCCGCGGAGGTCGCCGAGGGCGCGGATCGCCGACCGCACCTTCTCCTGCTCCTGCGGGCCGGGCGCGGGGTGCGCGACCAGCGAGTCCTCGCCCGCGCAGAAGGGGGCCGGCGGGGGCGGCTCGGGAGTGGGGTCCGGGGTCGGGTCGGGATCCGGCGGCGGGGGCTCGGGCGTCGGGTCCGGCGCCGGGATCGGCGTGGGGGTCGGCCCGGGCCACGGGATCGGGGGGATCTTGAACCCGCACCCGACCATGGCCACGATCGCGACGGCGGCGAGCGCCTTCTTCATCGAATCTCCTCCCACTCGTCGGGGTGGTCGAGGCAGTAGTCCATCATCTCGTCGGGGGTCGCGGCCTCGGGCTGGACACCGAACCCGACCCCGACCGCGGCGAACACCTTCGCGGCAAGGTAGGAGCAGATCGGGCGCTCGTCGATGTGCAGCGTCTTCGACAGCACCTTGCGGCCCCTGAAGAAGGCGCGGTCCGCGAGATGGAAGAGCAGCTTCCACCAGCCGTAGGTCGCGCCGACGTAGGAGTCTGCCACTGCGCGGAAGCGGATGAGGTTGATCGGTCGCGTGGGCGCGAACACCCGCACCGCGACCCCGTTGACCTTGAGAGGGCCGCGGCGCGTCTTCCACAGCGCCTCGACCACCTCAGCCTGCACGCCGGGGCCGCCGATCCAACCGCCCTGCACGATGACGCCCGTGTGGTTGGCCCACGTTGGCTCCTCGTCAGGATCGGTCTCGGCCCAGCGGATCGCGAGACCGAGCAGGCTCGAGGAGCGGGTGAAGAACACGCTGCCCACGGGGGCGTAAATGGGGGCCATGCTAGCTCCAGTGCAGCTCGCCGTAGAAGCGCGGGGACGGCTGCTTGATCGCCACGAGGTGCGCGAAGGTGTAGGGGAGCGACTGCCCCATCATGTTCGTCATCGCACCGTCGATGACCTTGATCGCCTGAAACCTGCACCGCGCCTTCGGCTCGATGAACGCGCGCATTGCAGGATGGGTGTAGTAGTCGAAACTGTGCTTGTTCCAGAACGAGACGTGAGTGGGGTCAGCCCACGCGCCCGGCCCGTCGGTTGACGGGACCGCGATGAAGAAGAACCCGCCGTGCGCGAGCACGCGGTGTGCCTCGTTCATCGTGTGGATCGGGTCGCGCAGATGTTCGACAGCATCGGTCGCGCTGATGACGCCGACAGAATCGTCGCGCAGCGGCCAATCCTCGTCGAGGTTCGCACGCAGGTGACCGGCACGGCGGTCGATCCCGACGAAGCCCGGCCGAGGCTTCGGCCCAGAGCAGAGGTCTATCGCCGCGAGCCCGCGCTCCGCGGCCCACTTCTGCGCCATCTGGACGATGTAGCGGTCGTGCACGCCCCACATCGTTGTCTGGATCTCATCCGCGTGCTTCATCCAGGTGTTGTCGCCGTGGATGTCGTAGAAGTAGAGCGGCTTGTCGATATGGACCATGCGGCCGTGCAGCCACGTTCGCAACATCAGGTCATGGTCGTCGCTGATCTTCATCGACGCGTTGTGGCCACCCACCGCCCAGTACGCGGACGTCCTCCACGCTCGAAAGTGGTTCGGCGCGAACCAGATCCGGCTGATGGACTGCGGGTCTGGAGGTGCGGACACGGACTCAACGAACGGCTGCCCGTCGATCACGAGAGGCCGGGACGACCACCCGAACTTGGACGACCACTGCACGGGCGTGTTGGACCGCGTGTCGTGACAGACCGAGTTCGAGTAGGCGAACACGACCTCGGGGTCGTGGAACGCGGCCTCGCACTCCTCGAGCGCGGTGGGCAGGAGCCAGTCGTCGTGGTCCAGCTCCATCAGGATGTCGCCCGTCGCCATCGAGCACGCGGCTCGCTTCAGGTAGCCAACGAGCATGAGGCCGGTGGTGTCGGTGTAGATTCGCACGCGGGGGTCATCGCACTCCCATCGCGCACCGTTGTTGAGCAGGACCACCCACTCCCAGTCGGCGATCGTCTGTGCCTTCAGGCTGGCGAGCGCGCGATCGAGGCGAGAGGGGTCGTGGGAGGGCGTGAAGACCGAGATCACGGAACCCTCGACAGCATGAGGACCGCGTACGGTTTCGCGTACCACGCCTGCGACGCCTGCACTCCCTTGACCTGGACGCCGATCGCGGGAGAACCCGAAGCCGGGGCGACGATGTAGCCTTCGATGTGGACCGACTGCGCGCCCGCGACCTGCTGGGTGGGCAGCGTGCCATTGCCTTGCGCGGTCTGACGGTAGGACTTGAGCGCGGTCGTGGTCTGCGGCCCGTTCACTTGGCCCTCAACCGTAGCCCCCGCGACGCTGCACTGGATGCCCACCTGCACGCCTTGAACGCCGGCCGCGGGCTGAAGGCCGATCGTTGCCGAGTAGCGCCACTTCGACGAGGTGGGGACGCTGATGGCCGCGAAGATGTCGGTGACGGTCTGCGCCGCGCACGTCACCTGATTGCCCTGCACGCTAAACTCGGTCTGCACACCCGAGCCGGCGGCGCCCGCGGCCCCTTGGTCGCCCTGGTTGCCCTGATTTCCCTGGAACCCCTGGTTGCCCTGGTGGCCCTGATTCCCCTGTGCGCCGGGAGATCCGGTGTCGCCTTGGAATCCCTGATTCCCCTGTGCGCCGGGCGTGCCCTGGTTGCCCTGGAAGCCCTGGTTGCCTTGCGGCCCCGGCACGGTGCTGTCCGCACCCGCGGCCCCCTGTGCGCCCTGAGCCCCCTGCGCTCCCGGGGCACCCTGCGCGCCTTGAGGGCCGGGCACCTCACTGTCGGCGCCCGTCGCACCCTGCGGCCCCGGAGCCCCCTGGGCACCGGGGTCACCCTGCGGCCCAGGAACCGTGCTGTCGGCCCCAGTCGCGCCCTGCGGGCCGGGCGCGCCCTGAGCCCCCTGCGGGCCGGAGGCTCCTGCGTCGCCTTGGGGGCCTTGCACGCCGGCTTCCCCGACGGCCCCCTGTGCGCCCTGAGCCCCGGGCTCGCCTTGCGGCCCCGGGGTGCCCTCACCGCTCGCGACCACCCACGACTCGCCGTCCCACCCGTACCACGCGCGGTAGTCGGTGCGCCAGAAGACGTCACCGCGGCTCGGCTTCGGCATCCGCGGCACACCGTCGGGGTCGGGGAACGCCGGCCCGGACGCGTGCGTCCAGTGCCCCTGCGTGAGGGAGATGTACGTGTCCCCTTGCCGGATGACGGGCACGGCCTGTTACTCCGCCTTCGCTTCGTAGAAGGCGCCGAGCTTGTTGACGAGCAGGAGCTTCGTCACGCGGTACGAGCGGTCGTCCTTGACGACCACCTGCCCGGGCCGCAGCATGTCGCGGTCCTCGCGGACGATGATCGAGCTGGCGGACAGGGCCTTCTGCCCGACGGTCTCGAGAATCATGTCGGCCTTCTTCGTCGCCTTCGACTTGATCTTCGCGGCGAGGTTGATCGCCTTACGCTTGGCCCACTTGTCGAGCCCGACCGCGACCGCGGCTTGCAGAACCAGCTTCCACCACATGACTCCCTCCTCACCTGACTCCCAAAAGGTCCACGAACAGATCGTGGGATGTGTTGCCCGCTACGTCGTGGTAGTTCCCCGCAGCCGCCGCAGCGGCGATGAGGCCCGCGCCCGCACCGAACACGAACCCCCGCCGCGCGGGCATCACAGGTCGTCCTCGGCCACGTGCACGCCCGCGACGAAGTCGAGCGCGCCCCGCTCCGCCTTCTTGCGCTGCGCCTCCTCGTCGAGGATCGTGCGCGCCACGTCGGTCATGCGGTGGGGGCGCTCGAGCAGCTCTTGCAGGATCGCGGCTGCGCCCTGGTAGCGCACCACCGCGCGGCTGCTCTTCGCGTTCGCCATCAGCTCGAGTGCCCCGAGCCGCATGTTGGCGATCAGCGCCTCGTACCGCGGCCACGCCGGGTGCGAGACGAGCTGCGCGATCAGCTCCGACTCCGCGAGGAAGGCGTCGCGCTCCAGATCCTCCAGCGAGCGGGCGCTCATTCGCCACCCTCCTGCATCGCGGCGGCCTTGGCCTGATCGACCTCGGCCGGCGTCTCCTCCTGTGCCGCGTTCGCCTGCTGCTGCCCGGCCCCCTGCTGGGCCTGCTGAGCCTGCATCATCGCGTCGTACTCCTGCTGCTTCTGCTGCGTGCCTTCGTCGCTCACGAGTTCGCTCGCGCCGCGGATGTCTTCGAGGTCGAGCACGAGCCGCGCGGCGAGTCGCATCTCGCTCGGCGTGAGCACCGCGCCGAACGTCTTCGTCCACATGAGGAGCTGCTGCACCTGCATGTCGCGGTTGATGCTCTTGTTCGGCCCGCGGAACCGCCACTGCATCTCGAGCGCCTCGATGAGCTGCGTGCGGTCGATGGTCAGCAGCGGATCCGGCTGGCCGCCGATCTTCACCCGCAGCGGGTCGTCCCCGAACTGCGCGAAGAGCGCGATCATCTGGCGGCCGATCGGGGAGAGGTCCTCCTCGAGGAAGATCGAGTCGAGCTTGAACCTGATCTGGGCGCGGTTCTCGCGGCCCTGGAACTCGGTCCCCGTCACGCGGCCGATCTGGGCCGGCGCGCCCTTGGTGGAGGCGTACACCCCCATCGCGTCCGCGATGTCGGCGTCCAGCTCGCGCGGCTCCTGGTAGGCCTCGCCCGGCAGCGGGTCGCGGATCAGGCTCTTGATCGCGTCGGGCCGCGAGACCGGGATCAGCGCCCCCGGGCGGACCTTGTGCATCATCTCGGGGAGCCCGACCTCGCGCAGCTTCGTGAAGGCGGGGAGCACGTTGAGCGTGACCGCGTCGACCCGCAGGTTGCGCAGCTTCCGCTTCTCCCAGAAGAGGTCGGCGGCCGGCTTCAGGTCCGAGAGCCCGTAGAAGTGGCCCGGGACCACAAGGGAGCGCGCGGCCCCGATGCCGCACTCCCCGTGGAGGAAGGGCATCTCCTCGGGCCGCAGGTTGATGCTCGCCTTCTGGTTGAGGATGAGGGAGTAGGGCAGCTCGGCGCCCGGCTGCCACAGCTCGAGCAGCTCGACCGCCCGCCTGTAGTACGGGTCCGCGGAGGCGGAGGAGTCGTTGAGGACCCCCATCTTCGCGGCGAGGTCCGCCTCCTCCTGCTCCTTCACCATCCCGTCCCAGCCCTGCATCGCGTAGGCGACCGCGGCCTCGTCGTAGCGGCCGAGCGCGACCTCCTTCTCCAGCCACTCCACCGGCTTGACCGTGCGGTAGACCACGAAGTTCTGCGTCGAGATGTCGTCGTTGAGCGGGTCGAGGTAGACGCTGGTCAACGGGAGGAGATGCAGCTTCGGCCCCTGGTACTGGACCACCTGCTGCGGGCCGTCGAGCGGTGGCGCCGGCACCTTGGCCGCGCCCGCGAGGTTGACCATCTGCCGCCACTTCTCGAAGGCTTCGGGGTCGGTCATCCAGCCGGTGTACGGCGGGGGCGGCTCGGGCGGGATCGGCATCATGTCCGGCCCCATCTGCGCGGGCGGCACGATGTGGCCCGGCGGCGGGGGGACGCCCGGCGCGTGAAGCAGGATCTCGTCGAGGGCTTCCTGGAATCGGGCCGCCGCCTTCGGGTCGCGCGAGAAGGTGAAGGTGTGGGCGGTGCGGCCCCACGTCAGCTTGTAGAACGCGGTCCCGACGACCGCGCGCTGCCGCACGAGCTTCGAGAGCCACTTCGAGAACTGGTTCTTGCGGAAGGCGTAGTCGAGGAGCTTCTCCACCGACTGCGCGTCCTGCCGGAACATGTCGTGGACGCCCTCGGGCTGGATGACCGGGTCCGCGCTGAGCATGATGCCGACGAGGTTCGCGACCTTCGCCTCCACGTTGGCGTAGGCGTCGGGGAGGCCGAGGTTGGCGCGCCACTCCTCGCCCTTGAGGCGGAACTCGCGCGTCTTCGTGAGGTAGAGGTCCCACATCTCGAGGGACTCGCGCACGATGTCGAGCCGCTGGTCGCGGTAGAAACGCCACCGCTCGACCGCGGCGTCAACGAACGCCTTGTGGTTGCCGTGTCCCGGTGCGTCGAGCTTCACGATGCCTCCCTACTTCCCCATCAAGCCAGCGAGGTACGGGTTGCTCGCGTCTCGCCAGCCGTAGTAGCTGGCGGCGAGATTCGTGAGCGGGCGCGGCTTGGACACGTCCTTGCCACCGAAGAAGGACGCGCCCTCTGGCGTGCCCTGAAGCCGGTTCCACGCGGCCGACGCGGCCCTGTTCGCGCCCGGAACGGCCTTGAAGGCGTCCGAGGCGAGCATCGCGAGCAGGCCGCCGCCGAGTCGTGCGCCGCGAGTCAACGCCCCGCCCGGCATCCGACCCATCTGCGCGAAGTTGGTGTAGCGGTCGATCTGCGCCCGCTGCTCGGGGGTCAGATCGACGAGCCTCGGATCCGCGCTCGCCTCGCCCGCCCGCGCGGCTTGGATCGCGGTCGTGAGCTTGTCGAGACTCCCGTAGCGCCGCAGGAGGTCCTGCATGATATCGGGGGACTCCCCGATCGCGACGTCGGGCGGGAACTCGGCCACGTCAGTTCTCCCGCAGGTCGCGGGTCTTCCGCGCGACCTCGCGGTTGCGCTCGGCGAGCCGCGCGGCCTGCCCGAGGGCGTCGTTCGCGGCCGGGCGAGGCTTGCGCGCGGGTGGCGCGGGCTTGCGAGCCGGGGCCGCGGACGGCTTCGTGTCGAGCTTCTTGCTCAGGTCCGCGACGTCGTCCCACGGCTGGCGGGGCCGGTTCTGGAGCCCCTCGAGAAACTTGCGTGCGGCGCGTTCGTCCTCCATCGAATCGACCTCCGTGCTAGTTACAGACCCAGTGCGGCCTTCACGGCAGCCTGGGTGGTCGCGTCGGCCGCGTCGAACGCGCTCGCGACGGCGGCCCGCTCGGCCTCGGCCTGTCGCGCGACGTAGCCCTTCACGGCCTCGATGACGACCCAGTGGAGGTACGCCTCGATGGTCGCGAACGGGTCCGCGGGCGGGTTGCTCGCCGCGCGTTCCCCATTTACTGCCGCGAGGACCTTCGCGAGCCTCGCGTCCTGGGCGGCCGACGTGTTGAAGGTGATGCTGATCGCTGCCACGAAATCCTCCTTACTCCGGGGTGACGGTGTTGATTTGCGGCATGTCCAGCCGGTACTGGATCTTCAGCGCGGTCTGCGTCAGCGAAGACGCGGCGTTGCACTTCAGCAGCACGGAGTCTCCGCTGCCGACCGCAGTGAGGGCTGCCGTGAGGGTGCCCGCACTCGCGGCCGGAGAGCCCTGGGCGTCAGTGAGCGACGCCGTCACGGTGCCGGCCTTGTTGACAGCCGAGAAGGTCAGCTCCCCGGTGATGACCTGGGTGTCGGTCCCGTCAGTCGCGTAGACGGTGTAGATGACCTTGCCGCCCGCGAAGTTCGCGCCTGCGGTCTGAGGGACGGCTACCGTGACGAACGTCGTAGCAGTCGACTCTGTGATGTCCTTGGACTTCGAGCCAAGCACCGCACGCGCGAGGTATAGATGCCTCCAGCTCCTGTTGGAGGATATTTCTCCGAGCGATGAGTAGTCGGACTGATGTGGGGTGAAGGTCGTGCCGGCGCCATCAGCGCTGAATCCACTACCTGACGGGCCAAAGACAACCCTGTTGAGGAGCGTTCCGAGCTGGACATCGCGATAGTTACTCCCGGTCCCGGCCCCCTCTGAACCGAGCACGATCGTCGTGCCGGAGTACCTGAGAAACGACCGCTCGTAGTTGTTCGCGTCGGTGTAGGTGTTGTAGATGTAGAAGGTTTGTGGGTTGGTACCGTTGCGTATCAGAATCGGCAGCGTGCTCGTAATCGCCGACCCGTCGCTCGACAGGCCCGTGATGCCGCCGCCCGTCGCGCCCGCGACCTGACATCCCGCAGGCGTCGCGGAGCAGAAGACGTTCCCGTCCGCCGTGGCGCTCGCCGCGAGCCCGAGCGCGACGATCAGTCCGACCAACACTCGACGCATGATCCCTCCCATCCACCCCTACTGCGCTCGCCGGATGGCGAAGACGCTGATCTTCTCGTTCTGGGTCGCGGGGGTCGAGTCGTCGTCGGACGTCCCGATCTTGAGCCCGACGCGGCACACGTCCCACGGCTCCGCGATGGCGACCGCGAACGAGCCCGCGGCGGTGATGTTCGAGGACGAGAGCACCCGCGCCTGGGTCAGGGCGTGCGCGGCCGCGCACTCGACCTGGATGTCGATCCCGCCCGTGACCACCATCTGCGAGATGTCGATGAGCACGGTGGTCGCCGCGAACCCCGCGACGTAGAACCAGCCGGAAGTCGCGCTGGTCCCCGCCTCCAGTTTGCGGTAGCGGTACGCCGCGCAACCGGTCTGCGTCAGGTCGACGCTGCGGTCGAACTCGACCGAGTCCGCACTCGCCTTCGAGAAGATCGAGGCGTAGACGGGGCGGTTGTAGACGTCGTTGACCTGCACGAGGTCGCCCGCGGAAACGGGCTCGAGGGCCGACGAGCTGGACACGCACGAGACCACCGTCGGGTCGTAGTCCGCGGTCTTGATGCGGCGGTCGACCGTGGAGCCGCTCGGCTGGGACACGGTCCCGTACCACCCCTCCGCCGCCTGCGGCCGGATCACCGTGCTCGGCATCGCGGTCGGCCCGAGTGCGATCGGGTAGACGAACGAGGTGGAGTCGAGGTCGTAGCCGATGACGACGGGCAGTGTCGACTGTGCGGCGGCGGACTGCGACGACACGCGCGCCGCACCCGACAGTGCGACGAGCGCCACGGCGATGGCACTGAGGTAGCGGCGCATTACTTGGGCTCCTTCTTCTTGGGCTTGTCGGCCCGGTCCTTGACAGCGTTCTCAGCGGCCTGCTGCAACTGGATCGCGAGTACGGCCTCGAGCACCTTGTCGAGCTTCTCGTCCATCTTCTTGGCCGTCTCAGCCGCGGTCTTCGCCTGCTCGGCCGCGACGGCGACAGCGGCCTTCTGAGCGTTCTGCTCGCTCTCGACAGCGCTGATCCAGTTCGCCATGAAGCCGCTCGACACGATGCCCAGAGCGAGAACGACCGGGAGTGGCGCGCGAGCCACCCACTGCCAGAGAGTCGAGAGGGGGTTCTCAGGAAGGGTCACGGGGCCACTACTCCTTCGCCCTGAGCTTGCAGGGCTTGTGCTGCGAGACGGCGGCGCTCGAAATCCGCGATGCTGGATCGCATGAGGATGTCCGCGGCCAGTTGCGGGTTGCCGGTGTCGAGCGCATCGATCACCCGACGCTTGATCGCGGCGCTCGCGGTGTGGAAGAGGCGCGAGTCGAGGATGTTGCCGGCGATGAGGCCGGCAGCCGCACCGAGCACCGAGGGGTTGCGAGTGAAGGCGCGGCCGAAGAGCATCTCGCTGCCGCGGGTCGCGAGGGGGAGTCCGCGCTCTCGCGAGGCTTCGGCAGCAGCGTGCCTCGACACGGTTCGCGCGACCTGATAGCGGCGGTTCGCGCGGCCGAACTCCGCGGCCTCGTCGCCCGGAAGGGACTCCATCGTCTCGCGAATCGCGGTGGCCCGCTCCTTCGCGGCGGCTGCGGCGCCCTTAGCCTCGGGGGTGAGGTAGCCGCCCTTCTGCGAGGCGGCCCGCTGCGCGGCGCGCTTGGCCTCGACGAGGTCGCGGGTAGTCAACGTCTCCCCGAGCTTCTCCAACTCCGCCCTGGACGCCGCGTACCGCGCAGCCTCCTCGGCCGAGTAGGGGACGAACTCCTCGCCGCCGCGCACGACGCTCGTGCGAAGGATCGGGTTGCCGTCAGCGTCGAGTACCCCGGTCGCGGTCGAGACGGTGCGGGGCGGGGCAACGACCGTCTTGCCCTCGGGGGCGGGGAGCCGACGCACCACGGTCTCCACCGGGATCGTCACGTCGGGTAGCGCGGCTTCAGCCTCAGCGACGGCGG